CAGAGGCTTTAGATTTAGACAATAATCTAGGTTTATTTAGAATACTAGGTAACAGAAGTGACACAGAGGGTAAGTTCTTTGAAGATATAGACTCTATTAATAAAGAGCTTAATGCAGCTGGTTTTACAATAATGAAAGACCCGTCGTCTAATAACTACCGAGTGTTTAGTAAAGATAACAGTAGATCTTTTACAGGTAGTGCTAACCAAGTGCAAAAGTGGTTGTACAATAACTTAAATGACAATGACATTGCGGCGTTGCGAGAAAGTACTACTCAAGCTACATTAGATGTTATATACGCTTACCAAGCTGGTAGACAAGAAGCTATAGATAATGCTTTAAATACGGGTCAAACAGATGAGTTTATCAATACGCTAGTAGGAAGTTTAGAGTTAAACGAAAATGGTGAAATTAGCGGAGCTCAAGGTAGAGGTAGAAATAGATCTACTAGAGATCAGGCTGTTATTGGTGGCGAAACCGTAGATTTAAAGGCTTTGATTACAGCTAGAGTTAACGAGTCTGACTTATCTGACGAAGCTAAAGCTATGATTTTAGGTTCTGCTAGTAAAGGATATGTAAATGAAGCCGCGGCTAATTACGATTCTAGCAATGTAGCAGAGCAAACCGCAAGAGACTTTTTAGTAATACCTGTAGGTATAAATACGAATCACACGCTTAGATATGACGCGGCTCGTGCTAAAAATGAAGGGCGTTTTTCAAGTGCTACAGTACAAGCAGACTACGAATGGTCTTTGCGTCATAACTACAATGAGTTTAAAACGCTTTCAGCGGCTGACTGGGTGGAAAGAGGTTACGCGCCTGACGATGCGCAGAAGCTAGAGCTTATGTTTAAGGGTTCTGGCGGTCCGTACAACGAAATATTTAATAGACAATTTGTAGAAGAAAAAGCTGTTACGCAGGCTAGTGAGAATACTGACCAGTGGCTTAGCATGCTTTTTACAAAAGAAGATCAAGGTCGAGACTTAAGTAAACAAATACCTGATTATACTGAAGATGGTAAAAAACAGTATGAGCTTCAAGACGGTACGTTTACTACAAACGTAAATGACCCAAACATAAAGCTTGTCGACGGTAAGCCTGTAATAAAGTATATGGACTTTCGCCCTGAAGCTATATCAGCTACTGTAGACGAAATAAGATCTCAAGCAGATTACTTAGATAATAGCGCCGGAAGATCAGATGCATACCTTCAACTTACAGACGACTACGATACGTTGTTTGATTTGTATAAAGAAAGAGGCGAAGAAATAAAATCTGAAAACGAAAAAAATTTAAACGCCGTACTTAAAAAAGTAGAAGCCGCAGGCTTAGGCTATGAAGTGATTGGTGGAAATCGTATAGTAGTAATTGGTCTTGATGAAGATGAGGTTAACGCTTATCAGCGTATGGTTAATGATGAGCTTTATGCGCAAATAGATCTTAACTCAAAGTACGCACAAGGGCTTACAGCGTTAACTCAAGATCATCACCAGTTGTTAAACGATGCTCTTAACATCGGTATTATAAGTGATAAGAACTATGACTTTGGAGATATATTATTAGACGACTTTGAGGAAGGCACTGAAAGTATAGTATCAGGTATAGCTGCGTTTTTTGGTAATGATGAAGCTCTTAGAGTTAAAGGTAGTAGCGCTGCTGGTGCTGAGTCATATGAAGAAATGTATGATTATAACACTGCTGTAGCCGAAGGTTTAAAGTGGAGATTTACAGCTAGAACCAGCGCTCAACAGGGAGCTAACGTGATGTTAGCTATTGGTACAAACCTAGTTTTACCTGGTGCTGGTCAGTATTTAGTACCTATTATGTTTGGTCTATCTGCTGGTGGTGACACAAGGTTTCAGATAAAGCAAACTATGGATGCTGCTGAAAAAGCTGAAAAAGCTTTAACCGCGCTAGAAAAAGACTTTAAGCTAGGTAAAATAGGTGAGTATCAATACGGACAAACTAAAGTAGCTTTAGAGCAAACTATAGCTATGGGTGATTTAAGCACAGCTCAAATTGAAGCTGCGGTTATATCATCTGCTCTTGTAGAAGGTGGTGTATCATATTACCTAGGTACAAACCCTAACTCTAGATCTGCTATTAAAGCTGTTACTGGAACTGGTGACGATATAGTTTCAGCTATAACTACTAGTGGCTGGAAGCAAACTATGAATACTTTAGGTAAAGTTGGTAGAGAAATTGGTAGTGAGATAGCTGAGGAAGAATTAATATACTTTGGTAATGAGATAACAGGGTCTATGTTCCTAGGTAAAGACGCTGACTTTAGCCAATGGGACGATATAGCTGTAACTGCTGCCATAACTTCTGGCCCTATGACTGGTATTAGTAACAGCGTTAACTTAATGCGCTCGCTATACGTTACAAACGAAGCTAGACAAAATTACTTTGAAGGTAAACAACAGATAGAAGATTTAAGAGCTTCTATTGAAGGCTTGTCTAGCGTAGACCCAGCTATGCAACAACTTGTGCGAGATAAAATATCTAATATTGTACAAACAAAGTTTGCATATGCTACGTCTGAAATGGAGATAAACGCTATCGTAAACGGTACAGCTGGTCTTGATCAAATGATGCGTGCTGGTAAGATAGAAAACGAGATATATAGAAAAGCAAAGATAAAGCACACTGATAGCATTACGGTTAAGAACAAGAAGATGGAAATTTACCGTAATTCATTAGATGAAAAAGGTAAAAAAGATCTAGATACGCAGCTAAGCCTAGCTAATGAGACTAGGGCTAGTGTTCTTGCAAACTCTGAAAGAATATTTGAGCGTGAGGCTACAGGCGAAAACGGTACTATTAATGAGTTTTTTGGTGAAAGAGGTAGGCGTATAGCTGATAACTTGTCAAGAAGAACTACGATGGACTTTAACGGCATGTCTAATAAAGACAAGCTTATCGCCGTGCATCAAGAGTCTAGAGAGAGAGTTAAGAAAGATCAGATAGCTCGTATGAAGAAGAACGAAGATGTGCGTAAAGCTGTTGAGCGCCACGTCTACGGTAATGAAAAAGGTTTTGAAGGATCTGGTAGAAAAACAAGAAAAAGAAAAGCTGAGAACGCGGCATATGAAGTAATGGCTTCTATGGTTACTGCTAGACAAACAGAAGCTACTGTAACATACACTGGTCAATACACTAACGCTCAGAAAATTCTAAGCTCACAAGAGATTTCTAACGTAAGCTTTGAAGAGTTCGCTAACGTTCAAGATATGAGAAACCACATAGTCGAAAACTGGGAAAGATTAGGCTATAGTTCTCAAGATGCAGCAGAACGATTTGCTGCTCAACAAACCAGCGTAGATAACTTTGGTGCTCTAATAACGATGCCAAACGGTAAGACTAAGTATCTTACGTTTAACAAGGAGCAAGCTCAGCAAAAGTTAAAAGAAGGTAAGCTGCTTCAAGGAACAATGTTCTCACATGAGGTTAGCCACGCTCTTGACGATCTAGCATTTAAAGGAGACGAAATAAAAGACTTTGCTCAGAACTTGTTTGACACTATGGATAGCACTGAAGAGCTTAGGCATCTCAACGATTTAGCTATACATAACAATACTAGTTTAAAATCAGATGAAGTACTGCCTACTAGCTTTTTGATTGTGTCTGTAGTAAAGATGATAAGCTGTTCACGAAAGCCTATCATACCTGTTACATCAAATCCAACATTTATTGTACCAGCGCCATTGCTTGTAGCAAAATCATCTACTGTGGTAGGTGCTGTAAAAAATATCTTACTGCCCTTTGAGTAGAAAGCATGGTTCTTAAATACTGCTACATTC